GCTTGTTTCATTTGCATCATATTGCGTATTGCCATTTCATCTCTTCTGAGTTGCATGATTTCATCTTCTTCTTCATGTGGGTTCAGAATCAATTCCCACTCTGTAATTTCAAAGGCTTCCACAAGTTGAGGGAATAAGATACGATTGTAAATGGACTGAGCATAAGCAACGGCACGATTGCTAACTACAATCTGCATACCTTCGTTATTCAAACCGCCCCCAGACACATCATTCATAAACACATTTGATACACCAAAGAATGCAGCAATTCTTTGTCTAATATCATCTTTGATTGGGATATATTGTAATTCTTCTAAAGTGTCCATCATACGGACATATTCAAGACCGCCTCTGCCAGATTCAGTTTCGACACCAATTGTAGGAATGTAAGATGGGTCACGCTCAAGGTGTTCCTGTATGTTTCTAGCAGTTCTTTCAACAGTTTCCATGTTAGATGATTTAATCACCATTACACCTCTAGGCATACGCTTCTTTTGATATGCAGAATAAACATAGTTATCCATAGCAATTAGAGTATTTACTTGCCGCCACATTGTAGCAACTGGACTTCGACCATACAGTTTAGATGGCGACCACTTGCTTAGATGTATTACTTCGCCTTCAGTATAAACCTGGCCCTTGCCGACACCTGCTAAATTCATGTAATGTATTGGTACTACTGGCATACCAGTTGTAGGACATTTATCTTTAGGGTCGCTGGTTCTGTAAGTGCGATCAACTAAACTTGTATATTGACTACCGCCACGAACACCCCTCTTGTCTGCAAGCATACGCATGAAGATAGGGTCTGCACGTGATATTTCCTTAATTCGATAAAACATAACCTTCTTGCTATCAGGATCAACGAAATACTCTTTTGTCATAACAATGTAAGCATCATCAACAATGTTCAAGTCCATTTCGATTTCCTTCATAATTTCAACAAAGTTTTGCATCATTCCATTCTTGCTTTCAAGTAAAGTTTCAGCATATTCTAATTCTCCTTTGTCTGCTTTACGAACTTCACCGTTGCACTTTTGACAAGTATCGACTTCTTGATGATATTCTTCATTACACTCTCTGCACTTAACTACAAACTTTGGTTTCCATCCATACCCTTTACGGAATGTTTCAACCGCTAAATGATTTAGAATAGAACGCAAAACTACGCACTCAAATGTAGCAGCATACAAAGCAGGTATTGTGATACCTTGTAAAAGTGGAGGCTCTTGTATTCCCGATTGGAATAAGGGCATAGTTGGCATTGGAGTAGTATGCCTCTCCATATCTATACCGATAGCGGAGAAAAGACGTTCCATTCGCTCTTTATCAGCCATTGATTACACCTCTTTTCATATCTTCAAATGATTCTGATGACATGTTCCACATCTTGAGTAAAGACACCTGCTTTTGAGGCTTAGACTGTGAATATGTCAAACACCTCAAAGCATCAGTATCATCATTCAATGCCTTCTTTAGTATAACAACCTCTCCCTTTTTCTCATTCAAAAATGGTAAAGCCGAGTCAATTGATTTAGCGACTGAAACCTCTCCTTCGATTACTAGCCCTCTGCCTTCGGCTATAATTCCTCGCACACCTAATTCACTATTCAGTGCATTGGCATATTCTTTACGAATCTTAGAACTAAAAGGCAGAATTAGTCTTGGCGTACCACGTGAACTAATCTCAATTTCTCCGCCCATCTCATACAATCCACCGATCAAAGCACCAGCATTCTTTACGAAAACATCCATCTTTTGTAATCCATAAAACAAACCTTTGTCTGTATTTTTTGAGCCACTACCTTGAGATTTAATGTCATACAAAAATCCATGCGATTTTATCAACATGGCAATTTTAGTGGTGCTGCCATTAACGCCATAGGATTGTAATGATTGGGTATTCATACTACCATGTGATTCTAAAACATCATGTGTTTTTTGTAGTATTTTCCTTTCTGGCAAACTCAACCTTTCCTCTTTTGTAATACGATTATACCAAACATCATATGCAGAATCATTACCATCACTCCAACTTTTAACAAATCGTCTAAATGGTATTTCCAATAACGATACATTTTTTTGTAACATCTGCCAATCAAAATCAGTAAAAGGAATCTCAGTAACAAGTTTAGCAGAAACTGAAGGGAATGATTTCAACAATGCCTTTCTCTCTTCGATAATTAAAGGCTCTATGATAGATACAACTTCAGGTTTATTGGATTTAATAAACAAATCAACCATTTCATGTCCTTGCATTCCAAAGTTATCAATGAACCACGTTTTAGTAACAGGTACTGGAGATGTTGCAGTTTCAACGCTAGTTCCTGGTTGAATATCGCCGCCTCCACGATTCTCTGCATCTAACCCATCTATACTAGCACCTTCACGTGATTCGCCTGGTGATTTGCCTTTTTTTGCAGCAACTTTTTTCTGAGTTTCGAGAAGTTTTCTTTCTTGAGCATTGTTTTTCAATTCCGCATCAATGAGTTGTTCATCCAAAATTTTGAGTATAGCATCAGTTGGCGATTCAACGCCCCAAACTCCTTCTATTCTCTCAGACATTTGCCCACCCTAACCTATTTTGCCATACGCCAGCATCTAGTATAACGATGTTATCACGATACTCCTTTGTTGCTTGAACGCTCAGAGCAAGAGCCATAACCATGTCATCGTGACCGCCTAGACTCTCCATTCTTCCGTTATCTAGCATAGTGAACGTGGAGAGTTCGGTTAATAGATTATTCATCAATCTCCGTGTCCCTCCTTCGTCTTTGTAAGGCAAAGTTAGTTTGCCCTGTTCAAATTGCAGTTGGAGGGTATGAATTAAAGCCTCTTTTTTCATTCGGCTCATATTGAAGGGTTTTATCGGCAAATCACTAATTTCGTTTAACACTTGATTAAAGGCTATGGCGAAGTTATTTGTTTCGAGTTCGATAATTACTGGATTGAATCTAGCGTTTAATTCTATGATTTTATCTATCTGTGATGAAAAGTCCATTCCTTTTTCGTGATGAGTATGAATAATATGTTTGTTTTTATTTTCATCAACTGCAATTACCATCATGCAAGTATAATCTGCTCTCCGATCTGCTGAGATTGCAGGATCCCATCCAATGTAATAATTGTATGACTCGCCATCATGGGGATAATAGGATAAAGCCAACTGTTCATCTTTGACCTTTTCAAGCACTTCTTCTGGAAACAAACTTGCTTCACTAGCAATCGGCTTACACAAGTATTCTCTAGTGAATGCTATGGATGTCATATCATTGCGCCTTGAATTCAGTGCTTCCATATTCCAACGCTCAGGAAACAAACATTCTCCTGTTTGCTCATTAATAGCAGGGTATTCTCGAACAGCGTATGATTTCAACTTCTTCAATTCGGCGTAAAGATCGGTATATGAAAACGGTGTTCCAACAATACACAGTTGAGCCGTGTGGTGAAGAACCGGCAACAATGCAGTATAGAACCATGATGAAATGTGCTTTAATTGCGTTTGCGCTTCACTAGATAGAATATCATCAAGCACTACAATTTGAGGGTGTGCGCCACGAACCGCCTTGCCAACAGACATAGCAGATATTGATGATTTATTTGTGAATTTGAATTTCTGCTTTGCCCAACCTCTTTTTGGTTTAAGGTGTTGTAATGCAGGGATTGACTCAATTAACTCATTCATTTTCCCCATGTGTTCAATCGACTGGTGTTGGCTGTGGGAAAAGAATAGAACTTCTGTACCTGGGTTATATGCCATCTTCCACAGTAAATACACACGATAGAATACAGATTTGCCGTGATCACGGCTGGCTATGATGCAGGTTTTGTTATTGTTTTCAGATAATTCAAACCATTCTTGGTGAAACTTTGTTAGAATCCAAGGATTCTTTTTGTCATACTTGCCACATACTTCTTCAAAAAAAAACTTAAAATCTCTGCGCCCCATTTCAAAATCAACATCGGCTGTTAATTTTTGTAAAGCGTCTGACATAATTTACACCTACTCATTCTTCTTAGGTGCTTTGCCACTCATTGCTGCTTCTGCATCATCATTAAGTTTTTCAGCAGCAGCCTCTAACTTCTTTTTGCCACTTGTTGTAGCCTTCCTCTTAGGGGGTGTAATCTTCTTACTTTTCCGACCAGGCAAATCTTTTAATTTAGGCTCTGCTTTTTTCTCTGCTTTAGTTGGAGTTCTTTTGGTGGCCTTCTTCTTCTTTGGTGTCTTTTTTCCGATTCCAAGATAGTCTAGGATTCTTTGAGGCAATCCTTCTTTGCCAGCGTATTTATCAACTGCATCGGGATTATCCTTAATCCATTCCAATGAGTTTTCATTCCCACTCATACCGGCTTGTATATGTCGGCTGAAATCAGCATAAGGCACATTTGTATCAGATTCTCTACGTGGCTTAACCGTACTATCTCCAGGTAAATCCTCCACCTTGAGATTATCTGCTAATTCTTTTTTACTCGGTTTAATCGCTTTCGGTGCTACTTCAGCAACACTGGGATCGGGTTTAGGGTTATTGTTGGTTATTGAAATTGAGCCATCTGGTGAAGTGTAATTCCCATCCTCGTCAAGTTGAACCTTTTCGCCATTGATGTTAAGGTCGCCACCAACTAGATTTGAGCCTTG